GGTCACGGTCACCGCCTTGGGCTCACCAGCCGCCTTTGCCGCCTTGTTCGCCGCCGTACGGTCCTTCTCGACCTGCTTAGCCGTCGCGACCGCCTCGTTCAGCGCGGCACCCCGCTTGTTCGCGTCCACCGCCTTGACGTTCGCCGCGTGCCCGTCGAGGGAAGTGATGTCCGCCTTGCGGATAGCGTCCCACGGAGTGAACACCGAACGTCCGGCTTCCGAGAACGGGTCCGTACCAGACAGCCCGATCGCGCGGTAGATCTTCACCAACTGACCCACCCGGATAGCGCTGATCGAGAACACGTTGCCAGACGCGATGTTGAGCGAGTCCAACACCTCACGGTTACGCTCCGCCTCAGAACGAGCCGCGACAGCGCCCGTCTTGCTGTCGGTGCTGGTCTCCTCCGTGAGCGCGTAGGCCCTGACCACTGCGTCGTAGGCCTTGAACCGCGCCTTGACACCGCTGGTCTCAGCGGCCTTGTACTCCCGCTTCAGCGTGGACCAGGTGAACGCTTCGACCTTGGGTGAGACCGCCTTGGCGATGGTCTGCGTGCTGTTGCTCATCTCATTACCTCCACTGAAACCCGGGTTTTGGACCCGGACCCTGCGCCTGGCCGGTCGGCCTTGCGCTCACTGTCTGTCTGACACTTCAACCAACACCCCAAATCTATCGGATCCGGGGCCTTTTGTCCATATATCCGTTTCCGGAGGGGCAAAACCTAGGTTTCGGGGGTTAGTAAGGGGCCTGTCGTATAGAGCAGCCGCATCAAACAGTAGGGAGCACAACAATAATTCCTACTGACCCCCCCACCCCACCGGAAAACATCCGGTTGTATAGAGCGCACTGCACGGCTTGAGACCAGATGGGTTGGGTGTTGAGAGAGCACAGGTATACCTAGTGCTACCGCACCATCACAGGCCTCTCCCTACCCACAGGCTCGTGCGCTGTATGCGGTGTGTATCTTGGTGGGACGTCAGTGTTGGTCAATGGGTCCCTGCGCTGGCTAGGTCGGGGTGGAACCCGGCTCACCCACCCTCCTTGTCAGGGTGGCGTGACGCGCTGGAGCGGTATACGTTTACCGCCATGGGTGAACATACTGACGCGACGACCGTCCTGTCGTTCCGCGTGCCCACGGAAGACGCAGAGCGCGTACGTGCCCTGGCAACCCTTCGGGGCATGAAGGTCAACAAGGCTCTGCGGCTCTGGCTGCACGAGTCCCTTGCGAAGAAGGAGAACGACTGATGAACCTCACCCGCCAAGCCCTGGAACTCGTGCAGGCCGCAGCAGAGGCGACCGGCCAGTCGAACGAAGCGCTAGCGTCCAAGGTGATCATCGACGCGCTGGAGCCCTTCGTCGTCCCTCCCGCGAAGATCCAGATGAACGAGAAGGCTCTGCGCAAGGCTTACCCAGCCCACGCACCGTTCTGATGGCATGGCTCGTCCTGCTCCCCTGCATCCTCGGCTGCGCTGTCGTCATCACCGACTGGGCCTGGAGCGCTATGCAGCGCGCTGTAGCCCCTCGGCGCTGTACGCACCCCTTCCGGATCTATGGGCGCTGTGTGGAGTGCGGGACGCCCATGTAACGTAGGTATACCTACTACAGGAGGAAGCATGGAACTAGGAACCTGGGCACAGGCCATCGACCCCGACCAGCAGCAGCCCCTGCTGGACAACGCCGCGATGGCCAAGAGGCTCGGGCGGGAGCGCTACGCAAGCGTCGTCTGCACCGCAGCAGAGGAACTCGTCGACTCCGACGAGTTCTGGTACATGGCGACGGCGCTGATCGCAGGCAATCTCGCCTTCGAGGCACCTGCTGAGGTGTCACTGTCCGGGCTGGGGAACTTCAAGATCAGCATCAAGATCGAAGCCCCGTGAGCGTCTTCGCCCTCACAGTCCCCGGCAAGCCCCTGCCCAAGGGATCGCTGAAGCACGTCGGCAAGGGCAGGCTCGTCGAGCAGACCAAGGTCAAGGGCTGGATGAAGGAAATTCAAGCCCACATCCTTGAGGTATACCCGAGCACGCTGCCGATGTTCGACGCACCCGTCAGGGCAACCCTGCACTTCCGGTTCCCACGGCCTGTCGCAGCAAAGAACCGCCTCTACCCGCACCTGCGCTCAGCAGGGGACCTCGACAAACTGACCCGCGCTGTCCTGGACGCGCTACAGCCGAGCGTCCTGACGGACGACTCCCTGGTGGTCGCGCTCGTGGCAGGGAAGTTCTACGAGACCCCCGAGCAACCGGCAGGAGTCACCATCCTGATCGAGGACCTGACATGAAGGACCCCGCAGCAAGAACGATCACCCTCTCGGTGAAGGTGAACAAGACCGAGCACGCCATGCTGCGCGCTCTCGCAGGAGGTGGCACGGCAGGCAAGGGCCTGCGGCGCCTCATCGACAAGTACCTACTGGGGAAGCAGCAGTGAGCGTCTACTTTCACGAGGACTCGCAGCCTCACCTCGTTGACATTTCAACAGTGCGTCCAGACCCCACCAACGAGAACTCCGGGGACGTCGACGCTGTCGTGGAGTCCATCATCACCAACGGGTTCTACGGCGCTGTCATCGCAGACCAGGACGGCATGCTCATCGCAGGCCACACCCGGTACGACGCACTGCACTCCCTCGGCTCGAAGCAGATCCCCGTCCTGCGGGTGAACATCACTGCCGAGGAGCAGCGCACCCGCATCCGCGTCGGAGACAACCGCACCAACCGTCTCGGGCGCGATGACCCGGCCCTCATGCTCAAGACGCTGGAAGCCCTGCTGGAGACCGACATGGGCCTGGTCGGTACCGGCTACAACGACGACGACCTCGACATCCTGCGCGCCTCCCTGGAGGGGCCGCTGGAGTTCGAGGAAGAGGAGTTCGCCAAGCAGCGCTCAGGCCACGTCTGCGAGTGCCCGCGCTGTGGCTGGAAGTCTGGAGAGGATCGCTGATGACTACACCCGCAGAGCGCAAACTCAAGCGCAAGCCGACGATGGGCTACGTGGAGCCCCCTGCTGACCTCATGGCAGCAGGCAAGGAGATCGAGAAGGCCGACGACAAGACGGCCCCGAGGAACCGAGCAGCAGCAGCCCTGCAACTGCGCATCGACGGTGCTGGGTGGGGCGACATCGCGAAGGTCCTTGACTTCGACACGCCAGCCGACGCGCGCATGGCCGTGGAGAACGCGCTGGCCGTCGAGGCGAAGTCGACCGAGGACATCGACCACATCCGGTTCCTGGAGGCCAGGCGCATGGAGCGCATCCTGTCCTCCCTGATGCGCAGGGCCACGAACCCGAAGGACCCCGACCACCTCGCGTACGCACGCACAGCGATGGTCGTCATCGACCGGCACACGAAGTTGTACGGCGCTGACGCACCGCAGCAACTGAACGTCACGTACAACCCGGCTGCTGGGCAGATCGAGCAGTGGGTGACGATGATGGCCAGGCAGGTGCACGGCGAGATCGAAGAGGCAGACATCCTTGACGTGGAGGTCATCGCGGACAAGGAGTCAGAGTGAGGCAGCGCATGGACATCGGGCAGTCGACCAGCGAGATGTACCTGATCGTGCTGGTCGACTACAGCAACGGCATCTACTCAGTCTCCAGCCGACCCAAGTACGTGCTGGACGACAAGGAGAAGGCAGAGTCCGCCGCGAGGCTGCTGAACGAGATCGCAAACTACAAGGACCACGACGATGACGGCGAGTGGCGGGGCGATCACTACGCGGTGCAGACCGTGCCAGTGTGGGGGTCGGAAGCATGAGGCCGTGGCCGAAGAAGAAGGAACTGCCACCGAGTAACGACCCACAGCGCCCACCCAAGGGTCCAGGCTCTGGTACCCACCAGAAGAAGGACTGCCGCTGCGAGAAGTGTGGGTGCCACGATGGTCGCGCGTAAGGGGCAGCCCAGCCTGGGGCACGACCCGGGCAAGCGGGGCGGCTGGGAGTACCGCGCTGTCGCTGGAATCGACAAGCCCAACTATGCGCGGGGCTACTACCAGGCTGGGGCCACGTTCTTCTCGCTGCTACGCCGTGCAGCGAAGTACCGGGGTATCTCAGGTGGCGCGTACCTGCGCAGGTCGGTGGCAGCGTTCATCGCCAAGGACCTTGGGCTCACGCTCCCGGAGGTTCTCAAGGACAGCCCGTCTGCATCCTGGGAGAAGCACAGGGACGAGAAGACCGGCACATGGCGTAGGGAGTTTGACGACGGAACAGGCTTCGGGACATGGGAAGTGAAGTGACCTCTATGTCACGATAGGCGCATGAAGATGCGATTCAGCGCACGATGCGCCCGGTGCGGGAACCCCCTGCACATGGGCGATCGTGCGCTGCGCGTTTATGGTGGTTACTGGCACAACGCGTGCATCATCGCCTACCGCAAGCAGAGGGAGGCTCTCCGTGTCCGTCGCGATGCTTGAACCGGAATTCGATCCGGAAGAGTTCAAGAAGTGGACACCAGCCGCCCAGCAGCGGGCACTGGAGATGCTCCAGAACATCAAGAACGCACCCAAGATCTGGTACTGCAAGAGAGGTCGTGCCTGTAACGGCAAGCCGCACGAGGGCGTCGAGTACCCCCACGCCCGTGGTGACCAGTGGCCACCCGAGGGATCGTGGCGTTACTGGATGTGTCTCTCAGGGCGAGGCTCAGGCAAGACGCGCCTCGGCGCTGAGTGGATCCGCAAGATGTCCGAGCACGCCGGGTCCATCGCCATGGTCGGCCGCACCGGTCCTGACGTTCGTAACACCATGGTCGAGGGCGAGTCGGGCCTGATTCGCGTCTGCGAGGCAGCGAACGTCGCCTACACCTGGGAGCCGTCCCGGGCACTGTTCACGTTCGCCAACGGGTGCCAGGTCCACGGCTTCTCCGCCGAGAAGCCCGACCGCCTCCGTGGCCCGCAGTACTCCCTGGCGTGGCTCGACGAGCCAGCGCACATGGCCTCCATCCAGGAAGTCTGGGACAACCTGATGTTCGGCCTGCGCATCAAGATCCAGGGCGGAACGAAGGTGCTCATCACCTCCACCCCGAAGCCGATCCCCTGGCTCAAGAAGCAGGCAGCGCACAAGAAGTCGCGCGTCATCACCGTGTCCACCTACGAGAACATCGACAACCTCGATGAGGACTTCCGTGAGGAACTCCTGGAGACCTACGAGGGAACCCGCATCGGTCGCCAGGAACTCCACGGTGAGATCCTCGGCGATGTCGAGGGCGCGCTGTGGACGTGGGACCTACTGGAGAAGTGCCGGTTCGCCGTCGAGGGCACTGTCGAGGAGTTCGCTCTCACGCTGGACCGAATCGTCGTAGCCATCGACCCCGCTGGCACGTCGCGGAACAAGAGCGACGAGACCGGCATCATCGTCATGGGCAAGAAGGACGGCATCATCTACGTCCTCCAGGACGCCTCAGGCCGCTACACGCCTGAGCGCTGGGCGCGCCGAGCCGTCGACCTGCACGATGCCTGGGGTGCTGACTGCATCGTCGCTGAGAACAACTACGGCGGTGAGATGGTCAAGTCCACGCTGACCAACATCAGCGCCTACCCCCGCATCCAGGAGGTGAACTCCACGCGAGGCAAGTTGATCCGCGCCGAGCCGGTGTTCTCTCTGTACGAGCAGACGAAGATCAAGCACGTCGGAGTCCTGACCGACTTCGAGGGGCAACTGACCGAGTGGATCCCAGGTAAGGGCGACTCGCCTGACCGCCTGGACGCTATGGTCCACGGCGCCCACGAACTGATGGAGCAGGGCGGCCCTGCTGTCATCCAGACAGCGTCCGGACTGCTCATCCCGGCAGGGGCCGGGCGGTACAGCCGCAACAAGAACAGGCAGACCGCGAGCATCACCGCGCCAGCCAGACTGACGCGCCCGACGGTACGCTCATGGTCGTGACCCAGATCCTCTACATCATCGCTGCCGTCATCGTCGGCGTGCTATCAACAGCCAGGCTCACCCGCCTGGTCACAGAAGACTCGTGGCCACCCATCGTGTGGCTTCGCATGCAGTGGGACAGGATCACCGATCATGGCCCCTGGTACGACCTCGTGGACTGCCCATGGTGCCTGGCCCCCTGGCTGGTGGCACCCAACCTGATTCTCGCTGTCGTAACGGACCTCCACCCCGCTTGGTGGATCATCAATGGATGGCTAGCGGCGTCGCTTGCTGTCTCCTGGGTAGCGATCAAGGTAGGGGAGTAGCGAATGGCACGACTGAGGAAGCCCAAGGGCGCTAGTGATCTGCCCCCCAAGAGCCTGATCGCCAGCGCCAAGCGCGTCACGGCATCGAAAGACCCGAGCCGTCTGGCCACGCGGTCAGGTACCGCATGGGCCGATGCTGCGTGGCACTTCTACGACACGGTGGGCGAGTACGCCTACGCAGTCAACTGGGTAGGGAATCTGCTGTCGCGTGCCAAGTTGTACGCGACACGCGACTACGGGGAGGGGCCGGTCCGGCTGCCCGCTGATGACCCGGCCTCGCGCCTCGTGGACGCACTGTTCTACGACGAGCAGGGGCGCTCGACAGCGCTCCAGCAGATCGGCGTGCACTACACGGTGGCCGGTGAGGCGTACATCGTCGGATACGAGGACGATCAAGGCGTCGAGCAGTGGGAGATCCTGTCCCCGTCTCGGGTCACGATCAACTCTGACGAGTCGTACACGATCGATGGCAAGCACTTCGGCAAGAACGATGCTGTCGTGCTGCGCATCTGGCGACCTCACCCCGTGGTCAAGAACCAGGCCACGTCGCCCTCGCGTGCCGCCCTGCCGATCCTGTCCGAGATCGAGCGTCTCACGATGCACGTCGCAGCACAGGTGGACTCGCGCCTTGCGAGCGCTGGCATCCTGTTCCTGCCGAACCAGATGGCGTTTGCTGTCAAGAACGAGGACGGCGTCACCATCACCGGTAACGCCGACGCGTTCGTCGAGGTCCTCCAGGACGTCATGGGGCGCGCCATCAACAACCGTGAGGACGCGAGCGCACTCGTGCCCATCGTGGTGACCGCTGACGGCGAGATCATCGACAACGTCAGCCACATGCAGTTCTGGTCGGAACTCGACAACCACGCCATCGAACTGCGCACCGAGGCCATCCGGCGTCTCGCCCTGTCGATGGACATGCCGCCCGAGATCCTCACCGGCACGGGCGACACGAACCACTGGTCGTCCTGGTCGATCGACGAGTCCTCGATCAAGTCGCACACCGAGCCCCTGCTGAACCGCATCGCTGACGACCTCGCCACCGGCTACCTCCGCCCGATCCTCATGGAGGGCGGCGGTGAGGACAACGAAATCCCGATGTCGCCCGAGGATGCCCGCTCCTACGGCATCGGAGTCGACACCGCAGAGATGCGCCTGCGTCCGAACCGTTCCGCTGAGGCCCTGGAACTGTGGGACCGTGGCGTGCTCAAGGCGGAGACCCTCGCGGTCGAGACCGGCTTCAAGCCAGGCGACATCCAGGACAAGGCAGAGCACCAGCGCTGGTTCCTGGACAAGGTCGCCTCCGGTCAGACGACCCCGGAGATCGTCGAGGCGGCCCTCAGGGCGCTCGGCGTGGACCTGAACGTCATCATGCCCTCAGAGCCGACCGGTGACCGTCCTGAGGTGCACGAGGCGCGGCCAACCCCGTCGCTGGAGGACCACCCGACGCGCGACATCCCCGACGAGAACGAGATCGCGATGCTCGCAGCGTGCGAGGTGCTCGTCTTCCGAGCCCTGGAGCGTGCTGGGAACCGTCTGAAGAACAAGACGCAGCGCAAGATCCCCGGCGTCGCGGCATCTGAGACGTACATGTTCCACAAGGTGGACACCGGGACGCTCGACTTCGTCCTGGAGGATGCCTGGAGCGCTGTCGACCGCTTCGCCAGCCGGTGGGGAGTCAACGGTGAGCGCCTCAGCGACTGCCTGGACGCCTACACCAGGGCCATCCTGGTCGAACAGAAGCCTCACGACCCCGAGATGATGCGTGGGTTCGTCAACCTGCTGAAGGTGACGTCATGATCTTCTCCGAAGACCGCGAAACCTTCGCCGCTGAGCGCTCCGAGGCGCTGACAGAGGCCGCTGGGCTCCTCACGCCCTCCATCCGGGCCGACCTGGAGCGATGGGGGGGCGAGAATTGGTTCTCCCGCATCGTCGATGCCGCCGTAGAGGTCTGGACGATGACCGCAGAGGACCAGGGGTCCGATGTCGGGGTCACTGACGCCTTCCTGAGCGCCCTACGAGAGTCACTGGCCCTCACCGAGGAGCCAACGACCCCTCCAAGCGACGTTCAGGTGCGTCGGATAGCCGACTGGCTAGGAACGTACGTCATCAACGCCACCACCATGGCCTCAGCCCAGGCTGAGGACGGTGACGTGGCGCTGGAGTGGGTCACCATGCGCGATGAGGACGTTCGCGACCTTCACCGCCCCCTCCAGGGCGTCCGTGTGGCCGCTGGCGACACGTTCCAGGTGGGACAGTGGGAACTTCAGTACCCAGGGCAGCCAGTGGGCGACCCTGAGGCGTGGATCAACTGCCGGTGCGTCATACGCCCGGTCCAGGGAGGGCAGATGAGCGCTGAGACCTTCGCGGCCGAGATGGAGGAGACGATCCTCCCCGACGAGCCCATGCCTGAGGACGAGATGCCCCCGATGGTGGACTGGTCCACCGAGATGGTGCCCGTCCCCATCCACGGTGTCCTCATCGACACCACCGAGGAGACTGGCGACGGTCGCCACCTCGCTGGCGACTTCGATGTGCTGTCCGTTGTCGACGGCCCTGTCCCCCTGCGCTGGGTGCGTAACGACGTGGGCGCGCACGACGGCGCTGCACGCGTCGCCACAATCGACGAGACGTGGCGCGAGGGTGACCGCGTCCTCTACAACGGCCACATGCTCATGGTGCCGGACGCTGACGACGTGTTCACCCTCCTGGCCGAGGGACGCCTGGGCCTGAGCGTCGACCTGGACTCCGCCGTGTTCGAGGTTGACGAGAGCGGTGACGAGCCGGTCATCCGCTACAGCGAGGGCCGGGTGCGCGCGGCCACCCTCGTGGACATCCCGGCGCTGACCGGGGCGTGGGCGGAACTCGGCTCCTGGGACGAGATCGCCATGCTGGCCTCGGCAGGGTGCGAGCCATGCCAGTTCGCGATGCTCAGGTACCGGCAGTTCGCGATCAGCGAGGGATCCTGGGACGGATCAGCCTCCCGCTTCTCCGACGAGGAGTGGACACGTTCGTGCGTCCTGGACCGGGGCGAGTCCTTCAACACCGCGAAGGAGCGCTACGGGCTGCCCATCCGGGAGCCGAACGGCGACCTGTCCCGTGCCGGTGTGCACGCTGCCGCCGCTCGACTGAACCAGGTCGAGGCATCCCCATCTGCCATCTCATCGGCCCGCACCGCCCTCGTGCGTGCGTACGGGCAACTGGACGAGGAGCCTCCGGAGTCTCTGACCGCTGCCGCCTTCGCGGTGAACGACATCCCGGAGATCACCAAGGATGCACCCGGCTGGCTGACCAACCCCCGGGAGACGAGCCGCCTACGGAACTACTGGGCTGTCGGCCCGGGTGCCGGGAAGATCGCCTGGGGCACCCCCGGTGACTTCGATCGCTGCCGCGCCAACCTGTCCCAGTACGTCCCGCGCCCTGACTGGCTCGCCG